TATGTCCCTGAATCCAAATGCAATATGTTTCCATTTATGTCACCTATTATCAATGAATGCTTCGTGCCGGTTTCATCAGAATCTAATGATAAAGCCTGCATTGAAGGTAGGGTGAATTCTATTGCTGCGTCAGAAACCCTTGAACTTACACCCTTTTTAAGTAAATGTATTGCTGAATGGTGTGAGCTTTTGGTCCCTATTCCACATGTTGGGCATCCTGTTGATATAGAAACTGTGTTTGAGAGACAAAAACGTCCAACTCAACGGTTTTTACTTGATCAAGGTGCTGGCACTGTGGATCTTATTGGTACAGGTTATGTTCAGAGTTTTCAAAAGGCTGAGTCTTACCAGGACATAAAAGATCCTCGTAATATTTCAACTATTCCTAGCACAACAAAATTACATTATTCCACTTATACTTATGCTTTCAGTGATCAAGTTTTAAAACCACAACCCTGGTACGCGTTTGGAAAAACTCCTAAGGAGATTGCCAATCGTGTGGCCGGTATTTGTGAGGATGCTGAAGAAGTGAAATTAACGGATTTCTCCAGAATGGATGGTAGAATCTCAAAATTGTTAAGAATGGTTGAACATGCAACTTTAGTCAGATGGTTTAAACATGAATATTTACCTGAGTTGAATGAATTATATGCCTCCCAACAAAATCAAAAAGCTATAACTAAGTTTGGTGTTAAATATAACACTAAATATTCTCGTATGTCTGGTGGTCCTGATACCGCTGATAAAAACACTGAGGACAATGCTTTTTTGAACTTTGTTGCTCTCAGACAAACACGTAGATGTGGTGCTTATCTCACTGCTGCCGAAGCTTTTGAAGCCTTAGGTATGTATGGTGGTGATGATGGTTTGACCGCAGATGTTGATGATGAAGCTTTGATCAGTGCATGTAATGCGTTTGGTCAAGTTATTGAAATCAACACAGTTAAACGTGGTGAGAGAGGAGTAAATTTCCTAGCTAGATACTATTCTCCAGATGTTTGGTATGGTTGTCCTGATTCTATGTGTGATATCAGAAGACAACTTGCTAAATTGCATGTGACTACTGCCATGCCTGGATCTATCAGTGCTGAACGTAAACTTGGCGAAAAATTGCTGAGTTACAGTTTTACTGACAATAACAC